TTGCCACAAGAGGTGCACATTTCACCAGTCATTCTTGTTGCTACAATAAAATAGATAAAGGATTTATAGTCTACAGTGTTTATTCCACCGATTACATCATTGATAAAGGTCATGAATTCTTTATGTTCAGGCAAAAACTGCGTCATGAAATCATAAAGTTGAAATTCACATGCCTCAAAAACTAGTTTTGTGTAATGAGCTTCGAAAGATTCATAATCAGAAAAATCATACTCAGAATTTTCTCTATATAACATGTCATAAATATATTTAGGTCTATCTATAACTGGAACTTTCTTTATATAGTTAGGTAATAAAAACAATTGTTCTTCTATGAGTTTGAATATAGGGCCAACAGCTACTTTAAATTCATCTTTTCTTGCATTTATTCCTCGATTATGTTTAAATAATCCATAAGTTTCATCCTTGGTAAAAGCATCCACCAAGAAATATTTTGAGTCTTCTTTTGACATCGTTAATTGATTATTTATCTTTTGCCATTTATTAATTAGATCTTTCTTTCTATATGCCGGATATGGTGTTTTCTTCAACCAAGCTTCTTTTGAAGTATCTACATCATATGCTAATGGAATCATATTCTTCTTTAACCATTCAAGCACAAATTCTTTAAATTCTTTCATTAAAGCTAAGTCCGGAGCAGGAGGATCAACAGCTACACGTTTTAAAGTACCAAGTAGCTTTGCCATAGAATCAGATTGATCAGGATGTGGTGGCGCCACTCCCTTTATCCACACAGGTAGTCTAACTAAGACTGGTGGTCTGTAGAGCTCGTTAGATTTCTCCACGAATTTAAACTCTACTTGTTTACGCACAGAAAATTTTACTTGATTTTCCCCTCGGTAAACAGGCAGGGGAACTTCAAGTGGCCGGTATCCATAACAGACTCCCCTTAAACGGCAGTTAATGGGGCTATAATAAAAGGGACTTTTTCTGTTCTTTCTTGTTCACTTTTATAAAAAGCAAAAGCTAATTTTGCAGTGTCTACAGTACGGATATTTCTCAATTTCTTGTTTATGTTTACTTGGCCAATAGTTTTAATGGAAGCAGTCAATCTATCTACAACATCTTCAGGTTTATAAGTAGGTGAAGTATTATTAGCTACTCTTATTTGATTATACAATTCTAAAGATACAGTAAGAGTAGTTTGAGCATACTCAGGAAATAAATTTACTATATAATTAATAATTGGTAAATTAGAATATAATTTTCTTTTATAATTATATTGCATAGGAGCCTCATGCTTATGAGTCATATCATTTCTTCTTTTTAAATCATCTCTATTGTCTCTAGAGTTATCCATTAAACCATTTGATTTTGTGTAAATATGCTTAGTATACACTTTAGATGCTATATACCTAGAAAATTTATAAGCCATCAACATGCCAAAAACATAGTAAAGCGGTTTTTGATACATGGATATATTTCTTTTCAATTTTGCCATATAAGGTATATGTTCTTCAACAAATTGTTCTCCCTTATCTGGGATTTGCGAAAATTTTATCAATTTATTTTGAGTTATAAAATTAAGAAGATGACTAGCGATAGGAATAATAGCACCTACAGCTTTAATCATCATCATAGGTAAAGCATAATATTTAACTGGAACTATAGAAGTATCAGGTAGTATAGATTCAGACCATTCCAATACTTCAGGGGCATTATCATAAGTTTCTATTTGAGAATCTCCCGAATCAACAGACAAGTTTCCTCTGGATTCATCATCATCACCCGAAGACATACTATGTTCTAAAATAGATATCATTTCATCTTCTTTTTCGTTTTTAGCATCTACAAGAGCTTGTTATTTAATTGCATCTTCATCTAGAGCTGCTTCAACAAGATCAGAATGTTTTGAATTGTTTTTAGATTTAACAGTCCTATGCTCATCTTGTTTAGGTCTATATTTTCTATCTTCTTTGTAGGTATCTTCAAAGTGAGCATTATGTCTTTTCTGATCATTGATGAATTGTTTGCAAGCTCTCGCTTCATGTCCAAATTTATAACAAATTTCACATTGATAGCGGCAAGAATTTGCACAATCCCCAGCCCAATGACTTAATCCACAGATGTAACAAGCGCCATTTCTTTTATAAGATTGAAAAGCTTTACATCTGCGAGAGTGAACTCCTTGAATTACATTACAATACATGCATTCTTTTAGAGAATAGGAGCACTCTGAAGAATCAAGTCTCTTTTCCTTTTCTTGAATCTGAAACGAGGAGGAGTCTCTTGATTTAGTGTCATTTTTGTTGTTTTTCTTTTTAGAGTTTCTTTTCTTATGCGAAGAAGAAGAAGATCTTTTCGAGCGACTAAGGAGAGCTTCTTTAAAACTCCGAAACCGGGTCCCATTAGGACCCTGGGAACATTCACAAGAATCAACAACAAACTTGCAAATAGGACAAGTTGGTTGATCAATTGCCATACACCTACATAAACTTAAAGGCATTTCACATTCGTAGCAATTATTATTATCCAACATGTCACCAAACAAATCTCTAGATTCATCATCTACATAACTATCTTCCAAACTTAAACTTTCAAATCGTTGCATCTTATTCAATTCGGAGGGATATTCATGTAATTTTAACACTACGCAGTTGCGCGCTTGATTTATCTTAAAAACACAAGAAAACGCAGCCAAGTCACTCCTTATTCAAGGGAATCAGACAGAGCACTGGTGAGTTTTGTTAAGTCCTCACAACTTATCAGAACAGATTGTATCATTTGTGTAATACCCTGCTTCTAATGAAACACATGCACACCCGAACCACCAGGAGGCCTTAGATGTAACTTCACATTTTAAACAATGTCCTAAATAAATAAGAGCATTGACCATCATATCTCAAAGATTACAGATAATACTTTATCCAGTTTCTACTTTCTGTAGAGGTTTTAGTTAAGCTACCCGAAGGTAGCACCCACTACGGGGCCACACTTGCAACAAGACAAGTTTTTGTGTGGCCAAAGGGATCCTTCCGGATTGAATTCCCTAGTTCCAGCGATTGCAGCATGAACAACACCAATTTCTCCTCCCATAAATCTTACTTCTAAACCATGTGGAATATACATTGTATCTCAAGTCAGTCTGGGTACTTGCACTCCCAATCAGATCAGCTTGAATCAGTCACATTCTAGGTCTAGTTAATAAGTTACAGCAGAATAATTGCTTGAACAACCCTCGAAAGGTGGAACATTGTTTAACGTCCTTTAAGTACATGCTCTTCAGCAGCTTTTGGTAAAGCCTAAAACTCTCGATGTCTTATAATGCACCCGAGAATAGTGCAATTACTTTCTTTGTTTAATTAAGGAACAGGAGCTAAGAAAGTAGCGATCCAGAGATAGGCTCTGGTACCGCCAGTAACTACAGTTAAACCTCCAAGGGTAATAACAGCTGTAGCATTAGTACATAACATCCAATAACTCATCATTGCTTTTGTAGTCGTATTGGTAACACT